TCAGGAAGAAGGCGCGCGAGCTGGCACCGGTCGACACCGGCGAGATGCGCAAGGACATCCAGCAGAAGCGCGAGAGAACCTCGGGCGACCACGTCGCCAGCTACTCGGTGTACACCCGCAGCGGCAAACGGTCGCGCCTGTCTGGCAAGGCGCGCAACGTGGACAAGGACTCGTTCTACTGGAAGTTCCAGGAATTCGGCACGGCCAAGCAGGCGGCGCAGCCGTTCATGCGGCCCGCGTTCGAAAGCGAAAAGGAGAACGCTGTCGACGTGCTCGGTGCCGAGCTGGATAAGCGCATCCAGAAGGAAGCCGCCGACATGGCCAGGGGAATCTGATGGACATCCTTGCTGAGTTCCTCGCCCTCGTCGATCCCATCATGGACGGCAGGGCGTACCGCAGCGTGGTGCCGGACGACACGCCGGCGCCGTACGCCAGGTTCCTCCGCGTCGCCGCAGTCGAAGGCGTCACGCTCGACGACAACGGCGGCGAGGACAACGAGACCGCCACCCGGATCCAGCTCGACATCTTCGGCAGCTCGCCCGATGTCGACGTGAAGACGGCAGCAGTGAAGGCGGCGCTCAAGGCCTGGGCCGTCGACAACATCATCACGCTCGAGCTCGACAGCTTCGAGCCGGAAGTGAAGCTGCATCGGACGATGCTCGACATCGCCACCATCCACCAGTAACCCGCACCACCCATCCAAGCCCGCCCGCGACAGCGGGTTTTTTACGTCCAAGAGGATCAAACTATGTCCGGAATCTCCGCACAAAAAAGCAAGCTCGAAATCGCCACTGGCACGGGCGGCGCCAAGACGATCACCGCCATGGCGATCGGTTTCCCGACCATCATCACCAGCGCAGCCCACGGGTTCACCAATGGCACGGTTGTCAACTTCTCGGGCGTGACCGGTACCATCGGCGCCCAGATCAACGGCACCAGCCGTGTGGTGTCGAACGTCACCGCCAATACCTACGCCCTGGACGACCTCGATTCCAACGGCTTCGCCTACACCTCGGCCGGCAGCGCGACGCCCCAGACCTACACCAAGATCAACGGCGTGCTGTCGTTCGACGGCTTCGATGGCTCCGCCGACGAGCTCGATACCACCGACCTGGATTCGGACGCCAAGGAGTTCGTCTCGGGCATCCGCGATGAAGGCAAGTTCGGTTTCGAAATCAAGCGCCTGAAAACCGACGCTGGCCAGATGGCCATGCGCGCGGTGCTGGCCAGCGGTGCGATCACCGGCTTCCGCCTCACGCTGCCGGATCAAAGCGTGGCCACCTGGTCGGCGCTGGTGAAGACGATGCCGGCTTCGGGTGGTGTCAACGCCGTGCTCAAGGGCAAGGTCGACACCAAGATTTCCGGCGCTGTGTCCTGGAGCTAACCATGAAACTTCTCAATAAAGCAGCGTTCCTCGCCGCCGCGGACCTGGCCCACGAAGACGTGCCCGTGCCACAGCTCGGCGGCTTGGTGCGCATCCGCGTCATGACCGGCGCTGCGCGTGACGACTTCCAGGAATACATGCGCTCGTTCGGCGAAGGGCCGCGCCCAACGACCGCTATCCACGCCGCTCTGCTGGTGCAAACCTGCGTCGAGGAATCGGGCGAGCCGATGTTCACGATGGACGACATCGAGTTGGTGCGTGGCAAAAGTGTGGCAGCGATCGAGACCATGGCTGCCGCCGCCATGCGCATCAATGGCCTCGGCGTGCAAGCTGTGGACAAGGCCGCAAAAAACTCCGAGAGCGACCAGAGCGACGATTCTGGTTCCGGCTCGCCCTCGCACTCGGCAAATCCGTAAGACAGGCCCAGGCGGAGATCGACTCGGCCGAGTTCACCGAATGGATGGCGCTGTACCAGCTGGAGCCATACGGTGGCGAGGTAGCCGACCGGCGGCACGGCTCCATGATGGCCCTGCAGGCGAACGCGCAGCGCGGCAAGGACACCGACCCGTACAAGGCCGAGGACTTTATGTATGGCGGCGTCGAGCAGGAAGAGCCGGAGCCTGAGTATATCGACGAACCGGTGGCGCAGTCGAACCTGATCCGCGCCAAGCTGTTCGGCATGCCGCCGAAATAACGCATCACCGACCCGCCCACTGTGGCGGGTTTCTTTTTGGGATACCGCATGGCAAGTCTCGGACAACTCGTCGTCAACCTGGAAGCGAACATCGCCCGTTTTACGTCGGACATGGGCCGTGCATCCCAAGCGACCGAACAGGCGATGAGCAAGATCGACGGCGCCGTCGAGTTCGGCAAGAAGGCGCTGGGCGCGCTCGGCGTCGCCCTATCAGTCGACTTGCTCGTCAGCGAGGTGAACCGCTCGCTCGACGCGCTTGCGGCGCTGGATGACATGGCCCAGAAGACCGGCTCTTCCGTTGAGATGTTGTCGAAGCTAAGTAAGGTTGCCGATTTCACCGGAACTGAACTGGGCGCTGTCGACGGCATGTTGGTGAAGCTGTCAAAAAACCTGAACGACGTCGATGAGAAGGGAAACAAAACAGCCAAGGCTTTGGCCGCCATTGGCATTTCGACCGACGACATCAAGAATAAGGATCCGGCAGAAGTATTTGTGCAGGTGGCAAACAAGCTGCAGGACTATGAAGACGGAGCGGGCAAGGTAGCTTTAGTCACTGATCTCATGGGTAAGTCGGCCGCCGACATGCTCCCGTTCATGAACGACGTCGCGGAAAGCCTCGACAAGTTTCAAGGGGATAGTAAAGAGGCGGCTGCCCAAGCCGCGGCGCTACAAGACCAGATGGGCTTGCTCAGAGTGAAGTACGGCGAGTTGCGGACTGAAATCGTTGTCGCTGCGCTGCCAGCAGCAAATGCCTTCCTCGGCGCGCTTATAGACACGAAGACCAAAGCCAATGATCTGACAAAAAATACGAGTGTCGACACCTGGGCAGACGACGTGGCAATCGGCCTGGCTCGGGTTGCTGATCGTGCGAAGCTGACGGTAGGCATGTTGGGCGCCCTGTCTGGCAGCGTGAAGGTTGTCGCCGCAGACGTTCTGACTTCGCTCTCGGTAACCCCGACCAACATCGCCAAGCAGATCGGGCAGGGCAAGAATCCACTGGACGAGTTCCGGGCCATGCTTGCCGGGCGCGAAAAAATCCTCGAAGACGCAAACGCCAAATGGGATCAGCTACTCAACGCGCCCGTCAATGCTATCGAAGAGGGCACCCGAAAGCGTATTGCTGAGCAGAAGGAGGAGGCTGGACGGACGCGGCTTGCGGCCTCCCTTGGCATCAACAGCATCTCATCCGGAAAAACAGTCGACTACCGCAGTGGTAGCGACAGCAACAGCAGCAACAGCAACAGCAACAGCAACAGCAACAGCGACAAGGAAGGGGGTAAGGATAAGGGATGGTCCAGAGAGGCAGCTGCTGCTCGGATGATTCAGTTCGCTTTTGACGAATCGGCAGCCATCGAGAACACAGCCGCCGTTACCGAAAACCTGATCAAATCGGATGCGCGGCGGGCCGATCAATACGCGCGTTCAGCCGCGCAGATCACTGCCAACGCGCAGCAAATCCGCATGAGTCTGATGACCGATGCGCAGGCCGAGCAGTTCGAACATGACACCCGCCTGGCCGAATTGCATGCGTACGGCGAGCTGCGTCTCACAAGCGAGGAGGATGTGAACGCGTTGATCGAGGCCGAAACCGCGAGGCACGAAAGAGCGAAGGCCGACTTGCAGCGGGCAACCCAATTGCAATCGCTCGGCGTGATGGGCGATACCGCTGACCAGATGTACAACCTTCTCAAGCAATCAGGGGAAAAGCAAAACGCTCTCGCGAAAGCAGCATTTCTCGCAAGCAAGGCGATTGCAGTCGCTGAGATCATCATCCAGACGAACTTAGCTGCATCAAAAGCCGAAGGCCAGCTCGGCATCTTTGGCCTGCCACAGTCGGCAATTATTTTGGCGGCCGGCTATTCACGCGCGGCGATGGTCGCGGGAACCGCAATCGCGTCTGCCGAAGGCGGGTACGACATTCCGGCCGGTGTGAATCCGGTGACCCAGCTACACGAGAAGGAAATGGTGCTGCCGAAGGCGCAGGCCGAGGTCATCCGTGGCCTGGCCGGGCGGGGCGGCGCCGGCGGCGGTGGCGTCACCATTCACAGCGCGCCGGTCATCAACATCGACAGTCGAACGGACCAGCAGGAGGTGCGCAAGATCGTCGCCATGGGCGTGGCCCAGGGCAACGCCGACCTGGTCGACAAACTTCAAAGGGCAGGGCGAATCTGATGGCGATCATCAACATACCAGCAGGCTTCTCCGTGGCCGCGCAAATCTGGGAGCAGCAGCGGATGGACGTCGAGTTTCGCTCGATGTTCGGCGCCCAGGCCATCGAGGGCAGCGCGCCTCTGTGGGCAACCACGATCACGGCCAGCCTGAAAAGGCCGGAGCTGTGGCAGGCGCTGATGCTGCAGCTGCGCGGGCGCACGAACCAGGTGGCGCTGTGGAACTTCGGCCGGCCTGTCCCGCGCGGCACCATGCGCGGAACGATGACGGCCGGCGCCACGGCCCAAGGGGCGACGGCGATGACCGTCACCGCCACGGGGCAGGGCAGCCGCACGCTGCTCGCCGGCGACTACCTGGGCGTCGGCTCCGGTCTCACGCAGCAGGTAGTCATGCTCACGGCCGACGCTACGGCAAACACATCTGGTGTCATCGTCGTGCCCTTCGAGCCTGCGCTACGCAATGCGCTTTCTGCCGGTGCCGTTGTCACGTGGGACCGGCCAAAGGCGCTGTTCCGCCGCACCGAGGCGAAGGCCAGCTGGGAGTACGCGCCCGGCACCGTTCGAGGGATGAGCCTCAGCCTGCTGGAGGACTGGCGTCCGTAGGCTGGACACTCGCAAACCAGGCCCCTCAAACAGGGGCCTTTTCTTTTGGATCAGGACCGATGACCACCGCACAGCAGAACGCCGAGCTGGCCAAGCCAGTTACGCGCGTCGTTTATTTTGTCGAATTCCAGTTCGCCTCCGGCACTTCGCGTCTGTCGACCGCCAATGTCGCGCTTCCCTGGGGAGGCTATGAATGGGCAGCCGTCGGCTCGCTCGGCTCGATCGGCGCTGTCGAGGAATCGGATGGCCTGGAATCGAAGCCTCTCAACTTCACGATCAATTCCGCGCAGCCGGCCTGGATCGCGATGGCAGTCGGCGCCGTCGAGGAGTACCGCGGGCGCGCCGCCAAAATGTACATGTGCCCCCTGAACGAATCCTTTCAGATGGTAGGGACTCCGGAGAAGTGCTGGTCGGGTGTCATGGATACGCTCAGCATGGGCGTCAACGACAATTCCAGCACCATCACGCTCCGGTGCGAGACCAGCGCGTATGGCTTGAAGCGCCGGCAGCCGCTCCGCCTGAACGCCGCTCAGCACAAGAAGAAGTATCCCACCGACACCGGGTTCGATTACCTCAACGACCTGATCAGCAATCCAGCCGTCTGGCTTTCGAAGAAGTTCCAGCAGCAATGACACTTGCCGATTACATCACAGGTCACCTGGGCCGTCCCTTTCAGTGGGGCGAACACGATTGCGTCCTGTTCGCCGTGGGCTGGCTAGAGATCGCCACCGGGCGCGACTACCTGAGCCCATACAAACCATGGTCGACCGCATTCGAGGCGGCGCGCAAGGTCGCCGCCGCCGGCGGGCTCGATGCGCTTTTCGATGAGCACCTTGAGACGATTAATCCGCACCTGGCTGTCGACGGCGACCTGGCCATCATCCGCGGCACGGCCCACCTTTTTACCGGCGCGCATGTCGTGTCGGTCGGAGAAGAAGGGCTGCTGTTCAAAGACCGTCTCGAGGCCGAGTACGCCTGGACCTACCGAAACAAAAATTAAGGATTTCACATGCCTCCAGCAATTGCCGCGTTCGCGGCCTGGGCCGGTATCACTGTCGCTGCCGCCTATGTAGTGGTAGCCACCGTTGTGATCAGCGTCGGCACCGCCGTTTACGGCACGGCGCAGGCGCGCAAGGCGGAGCGCAAGGCGCGCGACGAGCTGAACGCATCGATGAAGGACCGCATGGTCACCCGCATCGCCACCGAGGCGCCGCACCGCTACATCTACGGCCGCGCCAAGGTGGGCGCGGACATCGTGGCGATGTTCACCAGCGGCGACAAGGACCAGTACCGCCACCTGGTGTGCGTGCACGCCGCGCACGAATGCGACGCCATCGAAGAGGTCTACGTGAACAACGCCCCGGTCGGCGCCACCGACACGGAGGGCGACCCAACCGGCGGCCGCTTCGCGACCAACCCGGACAGCGACATTGCCGAGGAGGCGCACAACGGACCAAAGTTCACGCTGGCGCGCACGCCGCGCGCGGGCACGGTATGGGTGTTCTCCGGCGCCGGCGCGCAGATGGCCCCGGTGGCTGTGACCGCGCAGAACGGCCGGTCGATCACCGTCAACTTCACCGGCCCGGTGCTGGTGACGTACGAATACCGGATCGTCCACAAGTTCACGATGGAAGCGGTGGCCGAGCCGCCGCCATACCAGCCCGTGGTGCGGGTGGTGACACACCTGGGCGGCCCGAACGACCTGGCCGACGCCTACCTTCGTTCGGTCGTGCCCGGCAAGTGGCCGGCTACGGCCGTGCTGCGCGGCATGTGCTACACCGTCGTCACGCTCGACCTGAACCACACGGAGTTCCAAAGCGGCCTGGTGCCGATCCACGCCGTGATCCGGGGGCGCAAGCTGTACGACCCACGCGATGGCCAGACGCGCTGGTCGCAGAACCCGGCGCTGGCGGTAATGGACTACCTGACCTCGCCGCTGTGCGATGTGCCGATGTCCGACCTGCCGCCGGCCCAGTTCATCACCGCGGCGAATGTGTGCGATGAGGCGTCGCCCACCGGCGGCGCGCGCTACACCGTCAACGGCACGGTCACTTCGGACCAGGACCAGAAGGGTGTGCTCGAAGCGATGGCGCAGTGCATGGCCGGGGGCTTGGTTGCCACGACTTGGGACATCTACGCGGGCAAGTACGTCGCGCCGGTGGCGGCGCTGTCGCAGGACGATATCGTCGGCAGTCTGTCGATCAACCCGGGCGTGTCCGACGCCAGCATCTACAACGGCGTGAAGGGCCAGTACATGGGCCCGGAAAACAAATACGTCCAGACCGATTTCACGCCCTACCAGAACGCGGCCTACCGCGAGGCCGACGGCCGCGACCTGTACACGAACATCGATTTCCCGTTCACGGAGTCGCTGCAGCGTGTGACCAACCTGGCGCGCATCTTTACCGAGGACCAGCGCAACGGGTTCACCATCAAGGCCGAGTTCAGCCTGAAGGCGTGGCCGCTCAAGGTGGGCCAGCGCATCACGTACACGAGCGCGTTTATCGGGCAGACGAACAAGGTCTACCGCATCACGGACAAGAGCTACGCGCCGAACTCGGCGGTGCAGCTGACGCTGAAGGAAGACGACGCGAGCATCTGGGACTTCGCCGACGCGGTGGTCCTGGACAGCACGCCGAACAGCGACCTGCCGGATCCGTGGAAGGTCGACCAGCTCGAATCGATCTCGTGCACGTCGGGCGAGTCGACGCTGCTGCGCCAGGCCGACGGATCGACCGTGCCGCGCATCCTGGTGTCGTGGCCGGCGACGGCGCAGTCGAGCGGCGTTCAGGTCGAGGTCGAGTGGCGCGCGGTGTCGTCGCCCACCTGGGAGCGCACCACGGTGTCGGCCGGCGAGACGCAGGCCTACCTGTCGCCGATCACCCCGGGCTTCTTCTACATCGTGCGCGCGCGCTGCGTGAACCCTTCGCTTGGCGCCCGCTCGGTCGCGATCTCGACGGTCTACCAGGTGGAGGTCTTCACCGCGCTGCCCACGGTGTACAAGTGGTCAGCCACCAAGCCCGCGGCGCCGAGCGGATCGGCGACTCTCCAGTGGAGCACCGGCACGTTCGGCAGCGCGCCGGCCGGCTGGAGCGTGTCGGTACCGGCGGCGCCGGCCGGCGGCGGCGCCTCGCTGTGGGCCGCAACCGTGCCGGTGTCGGACGTCACCGACGTGGCCACCGTGTTCGACTGGGCCAATGCCGAAGTGAGCCTGCGCGAGCAGAACGTCGCGGCCGGCCTGATCGCCGCGCAGGCGGCAGCCGATGCGGCGAACGCGGCAGTCACAGACATGGCGCGCGACGATTTGCTTTCTCCAGCGGAAAAGCCGGCGGAGAACCTGCGCTGGATCGCCATCGTTGGCGAGCGGCCAGGGATCGATGCCCAGGCTGCCGCGCTCGGTGTCACCACGGAACGTACCGCCTACACGAACGCCTATAACGCGCTCAACACCTACATCACCGGACTGGGCGCCGGCTTCGCAACCATCCCGGGATCGTCGATCAGCATCGTCGGCGCCACGTACCGGACCAACTTCAAGAACTACTACGACGCGAAACAGACCTTGCTCAATGCCATGGCAGCGAAGGCGGCCATGGCGCCGGGCCTCGATGTCGGCATCGCGCGCAACAAGCTGGCCAACAGCGCGCCGGGGACCCTGGCCGGGTACTCGGTCGAAACTTCCCTGGCGCTGGAGGGCGGTGGGGTGCGAGTGGCACAGCGGAATGACCCGCTGGCGGTCTATTCGCCGAATATGTCCGCTGTCTATATTCATGCGCTGGGTACGCCCGCTGCGAATGTGGGCGCAGATCTGTTTATTAACAGGCAGAACATGTCGCCTGTATTTCCGGGTGTGCGATATGAGATCGGCATCAGCATCAGCGCCCACCGCTGTTCCGGCCGCGCAGCCGTCGGCTGGTTCAACGCGAACAAGCAGTTCATCAGTTACGACATCGGCAACGTCATCACGAATACGCTGGCGACCTACACCACGGTTCCGTTCCCGCGATCGACGCTGTTTGCCAAAGCGCCTGCCGGCGCGGCATTTGCTGCGGTGTACGCCACGATGATCACCATCGGCAGCAACGACCCGTACCTGTTCGCGTCCCAGTACTACATGGGCGAAGCAACGCCGGCGCAGACGGTGCTGACGCAGTGGGTAGAGGGCGCGCCGTCCGACACCCGCGACCTTGGCTACCTGGGAGACCTGAACGCGACGGT